GCAGGTGATTTGGATGACTCTGTCTGATCTCAAGACTCTCGGCTTCTACACGACCTCTGTCGAGGGAGCCGACGACCTAAATTATCAACTGAATATCGAGACTCGAAGGGAAGACCAATCTACACTGAAAGAACAGGTCCTCTCTTCGTATCTCTTGCCTCGCCAGATAAAACTCAAGGGGATCGTTAAGGGTTCAAGCTCGGCAGATCTCGTTTCGAAGCTCGGCACTCTCCAAAGCACACTATCTGCTGGAATCGTTTCATTCGAATACGAAGGTGGTTCAATTTCGTGCTACCTTGACGGCGGAGTCTCATGGAAGAAGATTGGGCCGGAGTTCGGCACTCTCATAGCAGAATGCGAGATCTCTTTGAGAGAGATAGGAACTGCCGACTCCTCGCCTGTCGCAAGGACTCTGAAACACTATCGGGGCGTGACTTATAAATCTACTCTTAAGCCTATCTCCGGACACATAAGAGAAACCTTCATGGGAAGGAAAGAACTCGAACTGACACTCGAAAATCAGGACATCAGAAACCTCGATGTCATTAGGGTTTATGACGGAGTGAGCACAGAATACTACACAGTTCAGATCCCCGAACCTGAAAGGCGAGACAACGCGAAATTCATAACCATTACAGCCGAACACGCATACTATGGTTTCGGGAATCGAATGTTCCTGGACAATTCGACCGAAGAAGAAGTGTTCGAGTATTTCGGGATAGATCTCTCGACTCTTCTGGGGTATCTCTTCACAGGATCGGGAGTCTCGAAGAACACGACAAATCTCAACGCAGGAACCCTCTCGGAGGTTCAGGAAATCTCTTTCAGCTCCCAGACGAGGCTCAACGCACTTCAGGCGATATGCGAGAAGTGGGGAATCGAGTATAAGTTTTCCGCAAACGGCACGACGTGCTACTTGGGAGAGAAAGGGAGTCTTGGAGACACTACCGGAGCGATGATCGAATACTCGAAGAACCTCAAGGGTGTCAAGAAGAGGATCGACACGAGAGGACTCGTTACGAGGCTTCGACCCGTCGGCTCTTCGGAGAACCTTCCTACATGGTATGTGTACCAGAACCTTCGCATTACGACTCTAGTGCCTAACGGTACAGGAGGTTACGACCATTCTGGAGATCTCTTCATCGACAACAACACGGCCACATATGGGATCATCGAACGCCGCATGGACTTCGATGTCAAGGTTCAGGCGAAACACGGTAGCGTTACAGGGGTTGGAACAGGATCTATTGAGGGATACGACGGAACCTATCCTTATATCGTCGATTCGGCTCGGACTGAAGCTACCGGCGCACTCAATGGCGGCACTCTCCATGTAGCCGATGGTCCTGATGTCGGAGAGGCGAAAATCCTTTACTATGACGGCTCAACGAAGAGAATCTATTACAGAATCGACTCCGACGAGAATTTCGATTTCACTCCATCGGCAGGAGCTTTCTACAAGATCACGGACATCGAGCTGACGTACCAGGAGATCAACGAGGCCGCCGCTACGTTGCTCGCAAAAGCTCAAGACTACCTTGATACCGCCTCCGAACCTCAAGTGTCGTATGAGGTCGATTTCGCCCAGTTATGGGAGCGAGACAAGGTCTCATATTCGACGGACTATTTCGAGGTCGGGGATATGATCACGGTCAAAGACACGGATCTCGGGATCAACGACTCTCTCAGGGTCATCACGAAAGAGATCGATGTAGTCAGGCCGTGGAAGGTCAAGATTGAAGTCTCGAACAAGGTTCAGCAGATAGAGGACATAATCCTTGACATCATCGAAGAAGGGAACACTCTCAAGAAGAAAGAGCGGGTCCTCACGATCAACCAGAAGCGGCACAACGATGCTGTGAGGGCTCTTCAGTTGCTCAAAAACAACAACTTCTTTGGAAGTGATGTTGAGATAAACGGCGGGAACATAAAGGCTGGAACGATCGAGGCCGAAGCGATCGCTATCGGTTCGGGAAACCGGAACTTCCAGCTCTGGGGAGTGTCTTTCGAGCCGAATTATGATGATTCATACGCGAAGTTTCATGCCACGGGCGGGGCTCTTGTGTTTTACGGAGAAGAGGATGTCTGGACTCTCAATGCGAACACGGTAACTGGTCTTACTCAGGACACGACGTACCTCGTCTATGTCAGACTCAGGAAAGGAAACTTAACCTCTGCCGACAATGCGATCATCCTCTCAAGCGACACGAAAGAGGCCGAAGACGCAACCTATTACTACTACCACGTCGGCTTTCTGGAGGTCGGAAATTCCACGACAGCTTCATTCCTAGCGACCTCATACGGCTGGACGATCATCCACGGTTCGCAGATTCAAACAGGAACGATCTATGCGGACTATATCAGGGTCGGTTCTCCAGCAGACACTCAGATAGGCCTCATCGACACTAAAGCTCAAGACGCTCTCGATGCGGCGCAAGCAGCCGAAGAAGATGCTGCGGAGGCTCTGGCGGAAGTAAACGAGATTACCGATGACTCGATTCTAAAGGGCGGGACGGAGAAGAGCCAAATACGGAAAGAGTGGGACTCGATCGCCAAGGAGTACTTCAAGATCACCGTTCAGGCCATAGCATATTCCCTGAGCGGAGACTCGGCCTATACTGCTTACTACAACGCAACAGCGGCATTATGGACGTATCTCAACGGAGGCTCTGGAGCATTCAGTTCTTCGACTCCTCCGGCGTGGATCTCTGATGCGAATCTCGGAACTGACACAGACATCGTCCCTGCTACCTTCAGGTCAAAATTCGCCGATTATTATGATACTCGCCAGGGGATCCTCAACAAATTCGTCGGCTATGCTAAAGGGTTGGCAGACGCGGCACAAGCAGCAGCGAATGCGGCGCAAGCCGATGCTGATGCGGCTCTTGATGAGATCTCCGAGATTGTCGACGACGGCATATTGAAGGGCGGGACCGAAAAAAGCAGCGTCAGGAAGGAATGGGATTCCATCGTCAAGGAATACAAGCAGATACAAGCACAGGCAACACTGTTCGAGGCGACCACAGAGACAGCATATACGGACTACGTTGCGAAGGCTCAGGCACTTTGGACATATCTAAACAACGGATCGGGAACGTTCAACATCGACACGGTCCCGTTGTGGATCTCCGATGCGCAGCTCGGAAATGATACGGACATCGTTTCTGCCACATTTAGATCAAAATTTGCCGATTATTATGACAAGAGGCAGGCAGTTCTCAATCTCTTCGCGAAGATCGCGAACGACAACGCCCTGGCCGCGAACGCTCTCGCTCAATCGGCAAAAGACGCAGCGGACGCAGCGCAGGAAGATGCGGACGAGGCTCTCGAGGAGATCGCGGATATCGTCAGTGATTCGATCCTGAAAGGAGGAGCTGAGAAGAGCAAGGTGAGGCAGGAGTGGGACTCAATAGTGGTCGAATACAAGGAGCTACATTCCCAGACTGACGATTTCGATCTTCTCTCTGATTCCCACTGGACAAATTACTATGCGGCTACGGAATCGCTCTGGACATACCTAAACGGAGGAAGCGGAACCTTCCATATCGACACTGTTCCTCTCTGGATCTCCGATGCGCAGCTTGGAAACGACACAGAGATAGTCCCGGCAACTTTCAGATCTAAGTTTTCGGGGTACTACGAAAAGCGCCAGTCGCTTCTCAACAAGTTCGTGATCTTCTTCGCGGAGAATGTCGGGGTCGGATATACGGAGATAGACGGCGGGAAGATAACGTCGTTCATAATCTCGGCTCTTAAGTATATCCAGGCCGGAGGGGATAGCGAGAATTACCGTCTGAACTCTTCCGGACTTGAATACAGGAGACTCATAACCGCCAGAATCAACGATATTCGCGCGTTCGCACAATGTGATGCTACCTCGAGCGCAAAGATCGAGGTCTGGTATCGCTGGACCGAGAACTACTCGGACGCTTCTCCGGACTGGTCGAGCTGGCAGAACCCGGATGATCTGACATTCTCGTCTTCTTTCCAGTGGTATATCGAGCCCTCTGACCCGATATACGGAGCGGACATGACGGACTTTGCGATGCAGTTCAAGTTCGTTCTTTATTCGACTGCCCTGGTGAAACCGGCACTGGGGAAGTGGAATGTGTATATCAACAACGAGTTTGCCCTCGAGCTGGATTCTACGAGCGACTTTCAGGACAATGCCGATGCTTCCACAAGCGGAATTACATATGGAAGCGGGCTTATCGAGCCGACAAACTATTCGAGCACCGGGACCTACATCACGAAAGCGAGCTCGGTCGTGGAATCCGTGACCCCCGAACTGGATATCTCGAAGATCATGCACACGATCCACTCGGGGACGGTCGTTTTCGATGGGTCCACCGACAATATGATCCAGACGATCTGGCACAACAAGCATCTTCAGGAAGAAAGATTCGAGGTGAAACTGGAAGCTCTTGAAGAGCAACGCTGGAAGAGCACTTTCGACACTTCGACCGACTACTTCTTTCAGAAGTATTTAAAGAAGATCGTCGATTCTTCGGGGATCTCTGACGCTATCGAGATAGGCTTCTACGCCACCGAGGGAGTTCTCTCACAGAATCTGGGTTCTGCCGACGCTACCGACGATTCCGGCTGGAAGCTGATCAAGAGCGTCACGAGCATCTCGAAGATAGAATTCGACGTGTATCACTACGGCGCTATCCATATTCTCAAAGAGCATGTCGTGTATCACTATGATTCAGCATACACGGGGAAAGTACTCACGAGAAAGGTGGACAACGATCTCGAGATTTGCTTCGACGGAGATTACTCTGAAGAGAAAACGATAGAGGGTGTCGTCGGAGGCGTGAATATCGAGAACGTCGTCGTCTGGACGGAAGGCACGAAGATAGCTCTGAAAGGAACCTTCAGATACGAGCTGCAACTCCAGAGATAAGAAAAACAGAATACTCAAGAGGCCCTTCGGGGCCTTTTGTTTTAGAAAGGAGGTGAGAAAGATGAGAAAACTTCTCGCAATTTTCCTCATGCTTGTCATTGCCTGTATCGCGTTCTCGAACATCGTCGAGTTTTTCGAGGGGATCCCGCCGGTCGTAAGATTCGCCGTCGGCGGAGCGATCGCTATCTACGGTCTGTCATGGGCCTATACTTGGCTCTTCGATCCGATTGTGGTAGTAGCGGATAATAAATACGGAGCCTTCAACTTCGGGCCTTTCATTGTCGTCGACACTTATTTGTGGTACGACGCTTCGGAAAGCTCCAGGAATCTGGTCCTCAATCATGAATATGTCCACTACATCCAGCATGCCCTCTACGGTCCGATCCTCTCTCTGACATATCCGGTTTGCTATTGGTATTCAACATTAAAATCCGGCGATCAATGGAGCGCGAATTACTGGGAACAGCAGGCCATATCCCTTGCCACAAATGACCCGCCTGCTTGGAAACCTGCGTTAATACTCGAACTCGGAGGTAATTGAGTATGAATGACAAACTGAAGCATTTCCTGCTAGGCATAGCGATTAGTCTGTTCTTCGGGGTCCTGATTTCCCCGGTCTTGGGGTTTGCCCTCGGAATCGTAGCGGGGATCGCGAAGGAACTGATCTGGGACAAGTGGCTCAAGAAAGGAACGCCTGAACTGCTTGACTTTCTAGCGACCGCTCTGGGATCCATTCTGATTTTCGGAATGCTGCTTTTACTAAGAAGGATTTGAGATGAGATGAAGTGGACAAAACACGAGATAGAAAAACTCATTTCGCTCAGAAACCAGGGCATGCAGTGGTTGCAGATTCAGGAAGAGTTCAGGAAAGACGGTAAATGCTCCGAGAGACCGTGGGAGACCCTTCGGTCAAAGTTCAGAAATACCTCGCATAAGATAGCCCAAAAGGTTCAAAAGCAAAACACCGCCCTCAAGAATCAGATCCTCAAGATGATTCTGAAAGAGAAGACCATCTCTGTTCACTATGTTTCAGACAGATTTGGAATCTCTGATGAAGAAGTCAGAGATTTCGTAGAGGTGCTGAAGAACGAAGAGTACGACATAGCTCTGGAAGGACGGATAGTCAGGCTTGGAACCCGAAACAAAGAGGTTGAACTTGATATTCCGGGGAACAGGCTCAGGCTTGGGGTCTATTCAGATCTACATTTTGGATCTTTCTACATGCAACTCACACGAGCCAAGCAGTTCGTGGAAGAAGTGAAAGACAAGGTTGATGCTTTTGCGGACGTTGGGGACATCTCGGATGGAACCAAGATGTACAAAGGGCAGGAGTACCAGATCTTCCTCCACGGCTCAGAACAGCACACCCGGTTCGCCAGGCAACACTATCCAGACACGGAAAAACCGACGAAAGAAATCGGTGGCAACCACGACGCTTCCTTCCTGAAAATCGGCGGTGCAAACATCCCGTTACGCATCGCAGAGGTGAGGTCGAATGTTGAACTTTTGGGCTTTCATTACGGAGTCTTTAACTGGAAGGGTATCAGAATCGGGCTCGTGCATCCGGCTGGCGGCGGCGCATACGCAGTATCATATCCCGTCCAGAAGTATGTCAGGAATTGGGTTCCCGACCAGATTCCCGACATCCTGATATTCGGGCATTTTCATCAGAAAGGATACTTTCGCTGGCACGGAGCCGAATGTTTTCTCGCAGGCTGTTTTCAGGGGCAAACACCTTACTTGGTCGAAAGAGGTCTCTACCCCGTCATCGGAGGTCTCGTACTCGATATAGAAAAGCGCGCTTCTGGAATGAAGGTCAAGTGGGAATCATACGATTATTCAGAGATTAAAGACGACTGGGAAAACTACGTCGGAATAGATGGACGGTGAGATAGATGGGAATAAAAACACTAGAAGCGGTCGTTGAGAACGTCGATGATCACGAGAGAAGGATATATAACCTCGAGTGCTGGAGACAGGGAAAAGATACCCAGAACGGCGCGTCACTCACGCAAATGGCACTGCTTCAGAAGTCTATGAATGATCATCTCGAGTATCACGAAAAACAGGATAGGAGAGCGGAACAGGAGAGGAGAGATCTGAAGAAGATGCGGAACCAGTTGGTTCTCGCGCTCGTCGGTGTAGTTCTCCAGCTCGCCGCCACTCTCGTCACTCTGGTAACGAGGTGATGGGGCATGAAATTTTTTCGTTGTTTTGATGTTGGCCCTTCTATCTTCTTCGGCTTCGATGATGGAGGTTGACACGCCTATGCGAGCAAAGACTGTCTTCATAGAGAAATACCGGGAAGATGCGATCCTTGTTGGTCTGGCATGCGATTTTCTTCCCATAATCTTGTTGGTGCAATCCGCCCTCGAGACAGGCTGGGGACGGCACATTGTGGCGAACAATCTGTTCGGGATCAAAGACATCCCCTGGCTGCCGGGTTCGCAAGAAGCGTTGACTACCGAGTATGACGGAGAGTGGAAGGTCGAGACTCACAGGTTCCAGACCTTCGATTCGCCTCTCCAATCGATGCTCGCCTATATCGTGAAGATCTCGCGAGAGGAAAGATACAGGTCTGCATGGGTTCTCAGGCATGATCCGGTCCTCTACTTTGAGGAGCTTCAGAATGCCGGGTATGCGACTGACCCCGGCTACGCTCAGAAACTCATAGGAATCTATGAAAACTTCCCGGACTGGGAAGAAAAAAAGGAGTGATGTATATGGAGTGGCTCTACATAGCCCCGCCGATCGCCGCTGTGGTGATCGCGATAGTCGTAATTTGGAAGGGTTGGCAGAAGATGTTCGAGATGATCTTGTTCGTGGCCAAACCGGCTACCGACATAGCTGAAAAGTTGGTCCCCGACGATGGGGAGTGGCTCGACAAGCTGACAAAGTGGGCGAAGATCGCGGTTGTGAACATGGAGGTCATTTATAAGAAGGCGAAAGAATCGACCAAAAAGGATTCAGAAGACCGCGACAAGCTCAACAAGGAGATCGAGGACAAGGCGATCGAGATGATGCGAGACCTTGCGAAAGTTGACAACACCGATATCCCAAGCTATGTCGAGAACGCCGCGAGGGGTGTTGTGAAGTACGAGGTCGAAACCTTCCTTAAGAAACTCCAGGAAGCACCGAATCTCATTGTCATTGAATCTTCGGAAGAGAAGCCAGAGGTGAAGCTCGACCCTTTATCCGAAGTGCCTACGGAGTAACTCTAGATCCTGCTACTCTGAAGGTCAAACCAGAAAGCATCTTCCTGTTTAGACTTCTGGAGAAGGGTAAATTCTCCTTGAATCTCGGAGGGAATCAGACTCTAGGAGCGATCACGCTCGGATACAAAACGAAGATCCCGATAGTCATTCACTCAGGACTCACGAAGGACTGGGAGACATTCTTCAAGAAAGGATGGCCCGGAATCTTTTTAGGCTTTGAAATACGCTTTTGACCACCTCCTTTCTCCACAGGCCCCCAGAAATGGGGGCTTTTTTGTTGCTTATTGTATGTATCTATTCGTTACTTATGCTTTACTCTATCGTTATTGTAGCTATCAATCTATCATGATATACTTTAGACAAGGAAGCACAAAGAGGAGGGGTAAAAATGATAGAGAGAAAGCATGTAGACGATATTCTGAAGGCTGACGAACACCTAAGCGATTATGGAATTCATCACGAGTACATCCCACCAAAGGTCGAAGAAGTCGAAGAAACCGTCTTTGATTGGATCGGGTGCAAGGGAAGCATCATGTTTCTCGACAGAGCAAAAATCAACTTTCTCAGGAACAGCAACGACAAGGCCATTGCAGACGAAATCAACAAGAGAACCGACAACGGCGAAAACATCGGAACGGTTATCGCAGAGATTATGGGGAGGGCCTGAAAATGGCCCAACTCAACTTCAGACTCTCAGATGAACTGGCAAAGCAATACAAAGTCTGGCTCGCAAAGAATGAAAGAACAATGAAGGAACATCTTGAAGAGACAATACTGGCGGAGGTGTGGAGAATGAGATTCAATGAGAGAGCAAAGGAAGAACTGTTGGACGTAGTCCTTTATGAAGAAGAACTTGAGACGGTTGAAAATCTGAAAGCCGAGTCGTGGTTCCAGGGAAGATTCAAGCAAGCTCCGAACTCTCCAGAGTGGTGCTCCAGGTTCTATGAAATCACGAAAAGCGGAAGCGTAAACCGCTGGGAGAAGGAAGAGATTCCGGCAAGCGGTTCATTCGTTCTCGAAGTCACCATCGACGAAGCCAAGAACAGAGGGTTCAGACTGTTTTTCCAGGAGGGGAAGAAAATGGCAACTAGAGATTTCATCCAGAAGAAGCTTTTCAAGTCGATTTGCGAAGAGAGAAAGAACTGGGATAACGAAGACCTTGAACCCGCCATCGTGGCGGTGCTTGACAGGGAAGACAACTGGGTACTGGCCTATGAACTAATCCCCGAAACATGGCTGGACGAGAACAGGGAAGAAATCGAAGGCTACGTTGATACCTACGGCGATGCAGACAGTTTCGACAGATGGGCAGTTATTCTCTGGCTGTTCTCGGAGTTCGGCGAAGAGTACACCACGCTCTAGTCCAATTCAGAATCATCAGGCAGCTTCGGCTGCCTTTTTCTTTTGTTGTACTCTCGCATATATTCTCGATTCTTTTTGAGAAAGGCTTCTTTGTCTTCTGTTTTCTCCCGTAGCTGGCTTCTCATAGCAAAGTATGTATGAATTACGCGATACAGTTCCGGATTCTCGGCTTTCAGTCTTTTCTCTCGCTCGCGTGTCTTTGCCTTGACTTTCTCTTTATTCTCCTGATACCACTTGCGGACACACTTGCGCCTGCGTTCGAGACGGCACTCTGGGCATATCCATATGCGGAATCGCTCCGACATCTCGGAGATATGTAGAATCTTCCCACAGTCTTCACATGCACCATATTCTTGTCTGTATTTTGAGTATCTAGCCATGAGATGATTATACACTTAAGAAGAAGGCCTTCGACTGCTGGTAACAGTGAAGGCCGGTTCAATGATGGTGGTTAGTTAGTGAAAAGCTAGTATGATTCATCTTTATTATATCACTTTGACATCAGAACTTGACCCACGAATATTTAGAGCTTAGAACTTCGTGGGTTAATTTTCAATCCATCTATCCACCAAAGAAGTTTACACACTCCCCACAAACTCTGCTCAGGATCGCCCAGATTGAGACTTTTTACCCCAAAACGTATAAACACACATTCCACTGAAAAACTTTCAATCTGGGTCATTCTGAAGGGAAATTTCGGGAAAAGTCCGGCTGTTAACATAAAAGTTAACCCGATTCCAAGATTGACTCAGAATCGGGTTTAGATATATGTGTCCGTGGATAACTAGGTGGTCAGGAAGTCCTGACACCCCCTGCCCACGGACTAGAGAAAGAGGATCTTCCTCGGTTGGAAGATCGAGTGTACTTCGAGGACACGAGGTTGATCCCAGACAACTTTCACATACGAGAGAGTGAAGTCGATGAGATCCCTCCTGGTCTGGGAAGATTCCGACTCGGCAAAGATCCGGAAGAACTCTTCAACCTGTTCGGTATCGACCTTCAGATACTTCACCTGCTGAAGCCTCAGCTTCGTCATTTCGTTGTGAAGCGTTTCCTTCTCTCTCTCGAGTTCGGAAAGACGATTGAGAAGCGTCTGGGAATACGTACCCGACTCGATAGCTTTCGTGATGTTTCGGATAGACATTTCCAGTTGCTTCATCTCTTCCGCTATCTTCTCACCTCTACCCTTCTGGGCCTTCACGTCCATCTTCTCGTTGATCGACTTCGTAATGCTGTCTATATCTACATGCTGGATCTGCTCTTTCAGAAAGTCGAGAACATACTTCTCGATCTTATCTCTTCCCACCTTGAGATATTTTCCCTTCTTTCTTCTGCAATTCTGGCAGAGATATGAACCCCCCTGATTCTTCTTGCCTCCGTATGAACTTCCCACAAGAGGATAGCCACACTCTCCGCATTTCAGCTTCCCGCTCAAAAGATACTGAAGCTTCGGCTGCCTCTGAACTCCCGGCACTTTCTGAACCTTCTTCCAGAGATCTGGCGGAACGATAGCCAGGTCCGACATATTGACTCTCACTATTTCTTCCTGATAGTAGTTGAACCTTCCCTTCTTTCTCCTGTCATTGAAGATGTATATTCCCATATATTTCTCATTTGATAGGATCCAGTCGATAGAAGCGTTTGTGAAAGCCTTACCTCTTCGAGTCTTCCATCCGAGTTGGTTCACATATCGAGCTATTTCCATTATGGAAACACCTCCGGCTCGCATCTCGAAAATCTTCCGGACCACCTTTGCCTCTTTTTCGTCGACCTGAAAGCCCCAGTCCTGATCGTTTATCTTTACTTTCTCGTATCCGAAAGGAACAATTCCCCCTAAGTATCTTCCCTTCTTCGCCTTCGTTATCATCCCCCTCATCGAATCTCTCGCCAGTTTCGCGGCGAAGTATTCGGCTATCATTTCCTGGTTTCCTTCTATCAGAATGTTTTCGGGGCCTTCTACGGAAGGTTCCGAGACAGAGATGACTTTGATTCCGTACTCGTTCAGGAGTTCTTTGTATTTGCGAGCATCTAGGCGAGAACGGGCAAACCTGTCAGTGCTCCAGACGATCACATAGTCAAACTTCGCTTCCATCGCGTCTTGAATGAGCTTCTGGAAGTCGAGTCTCTTCTCAATGAGGAAAGCCGAGATCCCGCGGTCGACATATTGCTTCACGATCTCGAAGCCGTTCTTCTGGCAGTATTCAAGCATTCGTTCCGTTTGGCCTTCCACGGAAAGCTCCGTTTGATGTTGACTGGAGTACCGCGAATATATCGCGGCTCGTTTCCTTTTGAATGGCAACTATTTTCCAATCCTTTCCAGCATGTAGCCTACTCTTCCGACTACCTTTGTGTATCTGTGAAGGCCGTTCGGGTTGACGACTACGCAGTTCCGGAGATTAAGTACTCCTGGGACGGGCCCTTCTTCCCCTTCGACGATAACCAGATCTCCATCGAGAGGATCCCCGCTAGATACGTAAAGGAGATCCCCCGAACGATACCAGGGGCAAAAGTCGTGGTCCGCGACGAGAACAGCCGACGCGTCAAGAGAGGCAGCGACGAATGATTCGCCTCTTTCGTTCAGTATCGGTATTGCTTTGACCATCCGCAGTTGCTCGGGGCTCAGATCGCTGGTATAGAGATCCTCGAAAGCGACACCGAGGAGTTCCGCTATTGCCTTCGCGTTCGTTGGTGAGGGCTCGAAGACGTTCGCCTCCCACCTGCTGGCCGTCGCCTCTGTGACCTGGAGTTTTTCTGCCAGCTCTTTCTGAGTGAATCCTTCCTTTATCCTATACTTTCTCATCAGGTCCCCGCGCCACATAAAATCACTTCCTTCTCAATAGAGAGAGCGGATTTTCTGCTTAATATCAAAGATTCTTTCGAAATCCATCACCCACTTGGAACCGTCCTCATATACGACTTCCACCGGGAACGCATGAATCTTTGTCGGTATCTTCTCGTATGTATTCCAGACCGACGAGTATTGTTCTCCTGGGAACAGTCTCAATTTCTGGGCTATATACCTGCCGTATAGTTGATCCACTTCATCCCCGAAATCATCAAAGAGAACGAATGTGAGCGCAAAGGCTTTTATCGTCTTATCAGATACATTTTCGACCGTTATTCTCGCATCTTCATACGATGAGTAATAATCGCTCTTAAGCTCTGCCTTTATGATTTTCAGAGGAAGATCATCGAGGGTGAATTCCTCGACCACTACATACTCCCAAGTTCCATTGTCATAGAGAACGACTTTCTTTCCAGTATCAGTCGTTGCGTAGGTAACAGCAAGGGCGGTCGAGAGAATCATAGACGCGACTATTATCGTCATGGCCATCTTTCTCATAAAATGCCTCCCATTGTTAACAAATTATAGTTACTTGACACATACTTAACATTTATTGTAGAATCGGTAATGAGAATTGGTACACATTAGAGGCCGGGGAAACCCGGCATTTTTTCTACTTCCCGAGTATCCCGCCTGGTTCATATCTTAAAGTCTGACAGTTCTGCTAATCGCTTCCCCGACAATCCTGCAATCCGTAAAGGATTCCTTCTTCGGATTCTCTGGTATATATATGTATCCATCTATCATCTTTACACATCGTCTTAGATGTAATTTTTCTTTCACTTCTACAAGCATCACACTCCCGTTTTTCGGTTCACTCGCGTCCTGTATGAACACATGTTCTCCGTTCTGAATGAGCGGCTCCATTGAGGAGTCGGCAATGACTATCATCGACACATTTGCAATTCCATAAACCATGTAGTCTATAACCTCCCCGATAGAACCAGGTAAACGAACAATCGGGATCTTCTTCTTTCCTTTTCCTAAGAGCAAAACTTCGTCGTCTTTCAAATCGGCTGGTACTACTTCCAGAACCTCACAGATCTTCTTCAGGTGTTTCGGTTTCACATCCGCGCCAGCTTCCCACCTCCTCACTGTTCCCTCGACGACTCCAATAGCAGCCGCAAAGCTTCTACGACTGAAATTCTTTCCCGCATACAACTCCGCCAATCTTAAACCAGAAATTATCATAAAATACCCCTCCTGAGATGCCGGATCGTACTGATTGTACAATAAAAAAACGCAAAAAGCCGAGGAAAATATGTCTCTGGTCGCAAAATTAGTAGCAATTCGTCTTTAATTCTACGCTATTATGCGTAATCGTCTTTAATCGTGTTCGTATAAATGCGTATTTATTAGTTATGATAGATACGAACTCAGAACGGATCTACTGAAACTAGGCTACACGAGAAAGCCGAAATGGATGATCTTTGACAATCAGCATAGCTTAAGGGACCGCCGAGGAATCCAGGTGCAGAGAAGCCTAGCCCTGAACGTTATGCGTCATCAAGTTTCTTTTCTCCAGAGCCAAATGGTTGTGGAGAGATTGAACTCAGAGGAGGTGCTCTTAATGCTTAACACCGCAAGAGAGGTTCTAGCGGACGATAGGAAAATAATCAGAGAAAAGATTGAAGGCACTAAAGCTTTTCAGAGAAGCATCCGAGAGGGTGAAGGTAGATTTATCCGGCTCTCGGACGGGGAAAACCCGAACTGGAACTATTTCTTGGACCGCAGGGAACAGATGATCGCTAAAGAGGTAAGGCGTTCTTTCATCGAGAGGGAAGAACTGAACGAAGACAGAATCGTTCTCGAATGGGTTCGGGACTTGGACCTCTGGGAAATCGCATGGGACATCCAGAAATACGTAAGGAGCTTCGTAATGGACATGGAGAACGTTGTAAAGGCGCAGATCGATCACCTGTTCACGGTTCCGGTAGAACTCTGAAAGGTTCTGATTCTTTTTCGCTGCCAATCCGAGCGACTGGCAGCCGAAAGGAATCAAACCAAACTTTGAAAGGAGGGTGATGCAAATGCACGAGAAGACAGAAATCATGATGACCGTTTCTTCCTTTGCGAAGAAGAACAAAGTAGAACCAAGACTCATTCATGCGCTTGTGAAGCGCTACAACATAGTTCCAGACGCGATGGATAGGAGCGTTCGGTTCTACAAGCCGGAGAAGCTCAAAAGACTCATCGAAAAGGTAGATGAAGCCATGAAGAATTGAGAAAGGAGGCAGGAACATGGACTGGAGAACTGCTGTTCAGACAGTTCCCAGACAGAGAATTGTGTCCCAAATCGGGGAGAACCACGAAACGCAGGCGAAAGCCTATGAACTCGAGATCGGCTTCGAACAGATCCTTGATCCGAACGAAGCGACTCTCGAAAAGCTCAAGAAAGACGTACTACGCATGATGAAAGACTCGGAAACAGAGAGAGCCAACTTCTGGTACATCTATACGGCCCTGTGCCACTTCGACGACATAAAAGACGAATTTCTCACGAGAGTCAGGCACGGCCTCAGCTTTCTGAGGCACATCAACAAAATGGCAAATGGACTCTGGAAGGAATATGACCTTGTACGCGCTAGAGTCCCGAAACACCAACTTGTTTTCTGGGAGGTGGAGAGATGGGAAAGAAGAGCGAGGGTGTAAAGACAGTTCTAGATGTGATCGAACTCAGTTCGAAGATCTTCAAGAAGAAAGGAAAGAAGAGATGACTAAAGAAGCAATCGAACGGCTCGCGGATCTATTCCTAAAGTATAGAGGTGATCAATATGGTCTTCAAAATGGACACTCTTCAGAAGCTGCTTTTGATACCGGAAGCAGACCTAAGAAACAAGGGATTGAATGGGGAGATCGCATTTCTGTCTAGCGAGGGGCGGAAGCTCTCGGTGACAACAAGGTTCTATAATCGCCAGAAGTTTTTCGCGATTCCAGACGGCGATTTGATCCTGGCAAAGACGAAGAGGAAAAGTTACAGACTCGAATTTTTCAAGATCGACAAGGAAGGATGGGCCAGAGACTTCTTGGTAGAGGAGGTGGCAGTGTGAGAAAGGTGAGGATCAGATTGAAGGATCTCGAAAAGAGAGTTCAGTTTGGCCAGAAGATGCTCAGGTGGGGGTGTTGAGATGAGCCTCCAACTACTGATTTCAGATCTCCGGGAAGAGATAGGCGACATTATCCAGAGGCAAGAGGCCAGTACCGATCCGTCCGTTAAGGCCGATTACTCGTGTCTCCTCTCGGAGAAGGGAGAAGAACTTGAGGATCTCGAACAGGAACTTTCCGAACTATCGAGACAGTACGTATGAAAAGGGCCGTCATGCCCGACGGCCCAGAAGCAAATGTTTTCAACAAAAGTATAGCACAAGGAGCGTGGAGGTGACGAAATGAGTATTTCAACAAGAAAGATGACCTACGAAGAGTGGAAAGAGCAGAGGAGAAAGGGCGTAGGCGGTTCAGATGCAGCCGTGATCGCTGGC